ACGAGTGGCAATACTTTTAATGGACATTTCATCAGCACCCCCTAACCCGGCTGTACGACTATCAACAGTCAATTCCTGTTTAGGATCAAAAGTGAGTTTATGGGTTGTATCTTGCATATTAGTCGTGGCAATATTGGAGCCATACCTAGGAACATATTCCTGTATAGGATCCACAGAATCAGGACGAGAATATCCAAACATTCTTGCAATGTTAGATACTCCAGAAGCTGCTATTTCTGTAGCACGTGCATATGGTCCTATAATAGGGGCATCATGCAACATGCCAGCAATTCTGGCTACTACTCCAGCAGGTTTGGAAACAATTCCATCACCGTATTCATCATTTGATGATTTATTGAAAGTAGTACTCGTTTTCTTCTTCTTTTTGGATGTTTTTGGCTCCATACCAGACTGTGCTACAAGAGCTGAAGAATCGTTGCTTGTTGGTACGGAAAGAGCCACATCTGAAGCCCACGCAAATACGGAAATTCTTACTGGTGCAGTTGCTCCGTTAGCATGTTTGAGATCATTGATGGTTCGAATAGAAATCTTACCTAACGCATCCCAACCAGCTGATGGAATACTAACTGCATTGAAATTGAAAAAGAAAGGCAAATCCAATTGCCCTCCTTGACTCGTTGTGGGATCCAGATACACATGTGGTCTCTGGGACGCTGCTATGTTGTCTTCTGGACTAGGTCCACGATCCAACATGAAATTATCTCTATTCGGCAATGGCTTGTAATTAGCCAATAACCGTCCATAATAGAAACCATTACCGTTCAACACAAACTTGACATGCAAATTGCATTTAATCATGTTGTAGTTATTAATACGGTTAATGACTCTAGGATTTTCGAGAAAGTCTGACCATGGATCGAATTCTTGATAGAAATTTGAAATCGTAGGCGACCAGTCATAGTCCTGAATTTTTATTGGACGAGACAAAAAATCGCCAAGATCGACGTCAGAAGTTTCAGCAGCGTCAAAAGTAGTGTCAGTGGAATTTTCCATCGTATAATTGTATGACGGATTTTGTTCAGTCCACGACACATTCTGTTCTTTGTTCTCGGTTTGTGAAGCCGAGATCGTAACATTTTGAATAGAAGTAAGTAAATAATACGTACACAGTGTGGAGCACTCATACCACACTCGACGCCTGACAATATTGGAATGACGAATTCCTCCCCTAAATAGGGGTATTGTAAGGGTACAATGTCTACATAGAGCAAGCCTTAGCAAACGCGCCTTGCGAGGACAACGCGAAAGCATGGGTATCCAATACTCTACGCTCCGTTTCAACTTTACTGCTTTCTCAGCAGAGGCCCATCGGAGACACGGACCAAAAGTACGTATATTTAATGACCTCGCCAGGTCGGAAGGAAAAGTTATTGGTGTTTCAAAGAAACATGCAACCACCAAGAAACTGCCTTCAGCCATACAATCAAGATGACTATTGACAGATCACGTAACATCAAGTGTCCCAATGCACTGATCCCACCCGTGTGTATAATTGCACCAAAGTGCAGTGACACAAGTATCCTAAACCATAAAGGAAAAATCCAAATTGGCTTTCGGAAAACTAGGATGGGTTCAAACCAAAGTATACCAATCAAAATAACCACCGAAATCAACGGTAAGTAACTCTCCCACACAAAATTAATTGTGTATGGTACATTTTCATATGGTCTGTAATCAGTTTCATTGGGAAAATGTTCCACCCCAGACTGATGTTCATAAACAATAGTCTCTTCCGCTACTTCATCAGGATTTTCTCCCAAATACTTAATACGGAAATTTTTAAGACGTTGTTCATAATCAATATCCAACTCCAAACACCCATGAGCAATTCCAGCAATTTCTGCCACTTGCTTCATCTGGGCTCGGCGCATCTCATAATGCTCTTTACCATAAGCAAACCACTCTCGAAGAGCTCCATCGATGTTACACATCGCTTGCTCTTTGGTGGACAAAGCCTTAGATTTGAGCACGGTATGTAAACTCTTAAAAATCGAGTTTTCATCCAAAGCACCGAAGTACATATCTAACTCTTCATTATAGATGTTTTTCCTTTTTAGGAAATCTGCATCCTCATCGAGCATGTACTTAGTAGGAGTTGAAGTTTTGTCTGGCATAGTGAACACAATGTCACATTCCTTCAAATAGTTGGCAGCTGATATGTGATTAAACGCATCAGCTTCCACGTGCACAGATCCTTTCACATCGTCTCCATATGTCATCAGGGCTACATAAGCCCGAAAGACAAATTCTGAAGAATCCATCACACATCGAAAGGCACATCTCAATAGCAAGGAATTACCCATTGCATTAATATATACAGTGAGATTGTGTCCAGATGGTGATGTTCCGATGAATTCCATGAGATCCCCATTAAATGCTGTAACAGGATAACAAATGTCTGTTGCGATTCCACGCATAACAGATATGTCCTGTGGGGAATAATTCCCCGATGCTTCAGCAAGGTCAATCAAAATGCTAAAAGAAGCAAGATTGACTTGAGCGGGCATGCGATAGTCATATGTTCCATAATCACCGGCGAAGATACGATCCTTGCCGAACTTGAACATATGACGGGCCAAAGTATTCCACTCTGGTCCCTGCGAATTAACGCCTACGGCACACTCACTCAGAATAGGGTTCATGGATAAGAATCTGCACAACGGCAAATAAAACTTTCTCACTAATAGTTGGAATGCAATTGGAGCACCCTGGAAAACTCGTACCTTATCTTTTTCAAGTTTGGTAGGTTCATCTTTCAAACATGCTTTGAAGATAGGATAATTTCTTTCACCATTGATGTAAGATTTTTCCATCTCCTTTGCATGATCCCAAAACATGGGGTCCAATTCCATGGGACAATTGAATCCGGGGTATTGCTCTGGATCCAAGGCAGTTAAGTAGTTACTTTTACTGCCTGATAAAGGAAACCCAACTGAAGTATTTGGTGGCATTTTATCGATGAATCTTACTCCATCCTTGCCACAAACAGTCTCCATTTCAGTGAGAGGTTTTATTTCATGCATCCACCCCTTGTCTCCTGTAATCAATTCCTTCAAAGGTTTGATGTAATCAGAGACAGCCCAAGACAAGTGCTCTGGAGGAACACCGACACTGGGTCTACTAGTGGATGCCAGGCATTTCTGCCAAGGTTTCCAAGGATGAAATTTGGGTTTCCCCCATTTACAGGGGACACCACAAACTTTTTCCACGGTTTTGGAAATGGGCGTGCGAACAACTTCACTGTTGTAAGTAGCTCTGCCCTCCACACTACCGTAGAATTTGAAGGTAGCATCATCCTTGAGAAATTTTAC